TCGAATCTCCAACCCTTCGCCATAAAAAGCCCATTCTAATGGGCTTTTTATTTTAAATTAGTCAAATGTTTTGCAAAAAATTAAGTCCTAAGATGAAATTATCATCCTAGGACTTTTTGTGTTACATATTACTTTTTCTTCTTTTTCTTAATGTGAACTTCCGGAACTGCTACATCATATAGCACAGGTTCATCATCCTCTTCTACAATATCATTTTGCTTTACTTTTCCTGTGTGAACTTCAGGTACTGCTAAATTTTCTGAATTGAAACTATACTTGTATTTTGCCTTGTCCTTCATAAAACATTACCTCCAAATTATCACAATAAATTAATAAAGAATGTTATTGTTAAGCTGTTTAAGAAATCAGCAAACAAACTACCTACAATAGGAATAATCAAATATGCCTTAACTGATGGTGCATATTTATCACAAATAGCTTGCATATTAGCCATAGCATTAGGCGTAGCACCCATACCAAAACCACAAGTACCTGCAGCAATTACTGCAGCATCATAATCTCTACCCATAATGTTATATATAACATAGTAGGCAAATAAGAACATAAGAACTGTTTGGCCGGCTAGTAGAATAACAAGTGGTAAAGCTAGGTCAGCTAGTTGCCATAATTTAAGAGTAATCATTGCTATACCTAAGAATAGAGATAGACAAATACCACCAAGGTCATTTATTTCACCCATATGAATAGTAATTTTACCTGTGTATTCACCTATGTTTCTCATAATAGCAGCAACAATCATTGCACCAATATAAATAGGGAATGTCATTCCTGTAAGTGAAAGTAGCTCTGATACTATTGTACCAATTCCTACTGCAATAATCAACTGAAAAACTGCAGGAGCATACATAGAAAAATGTCTTTCATGCTTTTCTTCTTCTTCAACTAGGAAACTGTCATCCTCAGCTTTTATAGTATCTAGTAGATTATGCTTTTTAATAAGTCTGTTACCAATAGGGCCACCCATTAGTGAACCGGCAATCAAACCGAATGTTGCAGCAGCAGTACATACTGTTGTAGCACCTGAAACACCAAAGTCCTCTAGTACAGGGCCAAATGCACCGGCAGTACCATGACCACCAATCATAGGGATAGAACCTGTTGTCATACCTGTTAAGGAGTCAAGTCCCAGTACATTTGCAAGTCCGATTGATGCAAAGTTCTGTCCAATAATAAGCACAACAACAAGTACAAGAAACACTATAAGTGCCTTACCACCACTTTTGAGGACTTTTAAGTTGGCTTGGAAACCTACCGAAGTAAAGAACAGAACCATACAGACTTCTTTTAATGTGTCATCAAAGTCAATTACTGCAATTCCTGTTGCGTACAATATTAATGTAAATATTGCAAATAGCAAACCACCAATAACAGGTGCAGGAATACAGAACCTTTGTAAAAATGAAATTTTCTTTTTTAAGAAATTACCTATCATCAGAACAACTACAGCAACTGCAACTGTTTGATACATATCTAGTGTAATATCCAATGTTATCAATCCTTTCGCAGTTAATAGTTATTTAACTGAAATACCTTTTTCTTTATAATATTCAATAGCACCTTTATGGAATGGAATATTAATACCTTTAACTGCATTTTCTTCTGTAATGTCAATATCAGCAGATACAGTCAGCTGAATTTCCTTAGCATTATTGAAAATCAATTTGGCAAGTTCTTTTACTTTATCATTAGATAATTTGTCACTTACCAGAATAACAGATTTAATACCAATAGTATTTATATCTGTGTTTTGACCGTTATATGTATTCTTTGGAATTTTGCAATCAATATAAGAGTAAGCTGACTTTAGCTTATTAGATGTAGCATTATCAACTTCAAGCAGTTTAATATCACATTGTTTTGCTAATTCATCAACAATAGTTGCATTCATACCAACAGTAATAAATAAACAATCAATTTCTTTGTTTTCAAGTTTCTTAGCAGATTCGGCATAATCAAGGTTAACTTCCTTAACCATCTTAGAGTTTAGTCCATATGATGCAAGAATTTGTTTTGCATTTAGTTCAGAACCTGACTCCTTTTCACCGATATTGACAGTCTTGACAGTTTTGAATACACCTTTGAAAGAAATATGAAAAGGTTTATAAAGGTGGGATAAAATGGGACTACTAAATTTTTTGAAAGGAGTGTGGAGCAGAGTGTTTCCGACAAAGCTAAGAAGTATTAAGAATGCACTTAATATTGATATTGCTTTAACTGATGAAATGTTAAAGTCTATTGATGTGTGGCAGAACAGTTATTCAGGAAGAGCCTTGTGGCTTGATGAATACCATGTTGTCAGTCTAAGACTTGAAAAGTCTATTGTAAGAGAATTTAGCAATGTTTCTTTGTCTGAAATGACTTCAAGTGTCAGTTATAAGCCACTTGATGAAATATACAAGAAAGCAATTAGAAACATTAACACACACTTTCAAAGAGGTTTAGCCACAGGTGCTATGATTGTAAAGCCTTTAGGTGGTAGTAAAGTTCAGTTTGTTTCTGCCAATGCCTTTATACCTGTTGAATACGATACAGACGGAAGACTAATTAAAGTTATATTTCCTGAATTTAAAAAGCTAGGTAACAAGTTCTATACAAGACTTGAATATCACGACTTAGACAAAGACAAGGGACTGACAATTACTAATTCTGCCTATGTGTCTGACAGTGAAAGTACCTTAGGCAATAAGATACCATTAAGCAGTATTGAAGAATGGGCAGACCTAGAAGAAAGTATCACATATCCCGCAATGAATAAAACTGCTTTCGGCTATTATCGTAACCCTATTGACAATGATATTGACGGCTCTATGACTCCTATTTCTGTATTTGACTCAGCACTTCCCATTATTCAGAAAGCAGATATTCAGTTTGGTAGGCTTGATTGGGAGTTTGAAAGTGGAGAAAGAGCTATACACATTGATGAATCAGCACTAAAAGGTAATAGAGTAGCAAAGTTAAATAAAAGGTTATATCGTAGTGTTGACCTTGATGATAATGAGGGAATTCTACAGGACTATTCGCCGACAATCAGACAAGTTGATATAAAGGCAGGACTAGAGGCATACAAAAGAGAAATTGAGTTTGCTGTTGGCCTTGCTTATGGTGACTTGTCCGACCCTGCAACAGTGGCAAAAACTGCAACGGAAATTAAGTCGGCTAAAGACAGAAAGTATAACACAGTCAATGCAATTCAAGAAAATTTAAAGGATTGTATGGAGGACCTTGTGTATGCTTTAGCTTTTTATAATTCAATGACTACAAGTGGTTACAAGTTTGTTTGTGATTTTAAGGATAGCATTAAGACAGATGAAGAAACAGAAAGAAAGCAAGATATACAGGACCTTAACTTAGGTATCCTAAGACCTGAGGAATACAGAGCAAAGTGGATGGGTGAAGACATTGATACAGCCTTACAGAACCTACCACAAAAAGCTGAGGTGATAGAATGAGTAGTTCAATTATTATTACAACAATTATTTGTGTTACTGTTATTGTACTGGCTTTTATAGGTAAAGATTAATGCAAATTACAGAGAAGGATATAGAGTCTGTTCCTCAGCCTATTGTGAGCCTTTTTAATGGCCTGGAACAAACTATTATGCTTGACATTATTAGACGGTTACAAGCTAATAATAGTGAAATTACAAGGTCAGCAGATTGGCAAATTAACAGACTATATGAATTGGGAAAAAGTAAAGAAGAAATAAAGAGTTATATCAAGAACACCTTGAACCTATCTGATGAACAGATAGACAAGGTGTTTTCTAATGTTATAAGCAGTGGTTATGCAAGTGATGTTTTTGGGATAAGTGGTGGAAACTTTACATATAGTTCTTTTGTTGATATCAAACAGAAAAAAAGATATTCCAAAATGCATGATGGAGGATGGATATGGAACAGATATTTCAGATGATATTATTATGCATTTATTGGAAAGTCTTAAGAAAGGCGAAGGAGAAACGCACTATTTTTCATGCTCTATCGGATTTGGTTTTTTGAATGTACGAATTGATAACGAAACATATGAGTATTCTAATGGAAAAAGTAAGGATAACTGGGACGCAATCTCGCCGATCTTTAAATTTTCAACGAGACTGTGAGAAAAAGTCTGTAAATAAGATTCTTCTATGATATGCAAGAGTGGCAAGCCTGAAAATCAGGCTTCTCACCCTTGTTTTATATATAACAGTTGTTGAATGGCATGTCAAGAGCAGGCGGTTTTCCGCCTGTCTTGATCGTCGGTTTACTCGTTATTCTGGAAGACGACCTTCGTACATAATACTCAGTTCGCCATATACCTGCGCCCAGTTTCGAATCGTACTGGTCCATTTTTTCGTAGCCTCAAAAGTGGCCAGGTACAGCGCTTTTAAAAGGGCCGTATCGCTTGGGAATACGCTTCTCTGCCGATTCAGCTTCCGGTAGGTGGAATTCAGGGATTCAATCGCATTGGTGGTATAAATCACCGTTCTGACCGTCGTTGAAAACTTGAAAATTGGAGAGATGGCATCCCAGTTATCCTTCCAGCGTTTCATGGAATTCGGATATTTGGGAGACCATTTTTCAGTTACACGATCTAAGGCTGCCAGCGCTTTCTTTTCATCTGCGGCCTGATAAATGGTCTTCAGATCCGCTGCAAATGCTTTTCTGTCCTTGTCAGGGACATATTTCAGTGTGTTTCTTACCTGGTGTACGATACAGCGCTGATACTCGGTTTTTGGAAAAGCAGCAGCGATTGCTTCTTTGATGCCGGTTAAACCATCTGCACAGATGATTAATACATCTTTGACACCCCGGTTTTTCAGTTCGTTCATAACGGAAAGCCAGTATTTTGCGCTTTCGTTGTCGCCAACGCTGATGGTCAGAACCTCTTTCTTTCCTTCCGTGTTGATTCCAAGAATCACGTAAGCTGCAAGCTTTCGGATTACACCATTATCTCTTACGGAATAGTGAATTGCGTCGATGTAGAGAATGGGATAGACTTCGTCCAATGGCCGGTTCTGCCAGTCTTCGATCTGTGGCAGGATCTTATCGGTTACATCGGAAATAAAACTCTCCGAGGTATCCAA